GTATCATATGAATTGTTAGACGACGCGTAGGAGGTTTTATAGGCTATGGCAAATGGCGGAATTATAGGACCCATAAAAGTAGTATGTACACCATCTACTAAAACTACATCAGTAACATCAACAGGTGATTTTGTAAGACAAAATTGTCAAGTTACATCTGTTAGTGCATTAGTCATTGGTGGAGGCGGTGGAAGTGGTCATGGAAATTCAGATTCATTTGCAGGAGCAGGTGGAGCAGGTGGTTATAGATTTAATACATGTATAAGTATTTCAAGTAGATGCACACCAGTTACGATAGGCGCTGGAGGCGCTGGAGGAACAACTAGAGATGGATCAACTGGATCTAATTCTGTATTTGGCCCACTAACTTCTAACGGAGGAGGTGGAGGTGGAGGAATAGGTTGTCAATCTCCAGGTGGTTCTAGAAACCCTGGTTTAGCAGGAGCATCTGGTGGAGGTGGTTCTGAGGGTAATCCAGATGTTGGTCCTTATCTAACACTACCAGGGGGAGCAGGAAACACTCCTCCAACAAGTCCCTCTCAAGGTAATAATGGTGGAATAGGAGTTATAAATGCAGCTGGCGGTGGAGGTGGAGCAGGAGGTGTCGGAGGTAATGGATCATCTCCATGTCATCCAACTTATACAGGTCCACAATATAAAGGGGGATCTGGTGGAGCAGGATCAAGTGCATGGCCAGGTGATTGCACAGTAAGAGCATCAGGAGGAGCAGGTGCTGGAAGTGTAAATGGATGCACCGCTGCAGGTGGTGGTGGAGATGCACGTTCAAATGGAACAGTTAATACAGGTGGAGGTGCTGGAGGTGGCGATTGTTGTTCTCACAGTGGAGGTTCAGGTGTTGTAGTTATAAAAGAAACAATTCCAAAATGTGCATCAGGTAGGTGGACAATAAACGAACATTTCGATCAAGTAAAAAATTCAGAATGGATTCAAAGAACAGCATCAGTAAATTATCTAGTAGTTGCTGGTGGTGGAGCAGGAGGTTTTGGAGCTGGTGGAGCACCAAATGAACAAGGTGGATCTGGTGGTGGTGCAGGTGGTTATCGTGCATCAGGATATGGACCAAGCCCATTACAAGGAACAGCACAAAGTTTAGGTTTAGGAAGTTATACAATAACAGTTGGAGGTGGTGGAACTGGCTCTAGTAGTGGTAATGGAACACCGGGATCAGTATCTACATTTTCAACAATAACATCTGCTGGTGGTGGATACGGTGGGCAAGCTGGTGGAGGTCACGGTGCTGATGGAGGATCAGGTGGTGGAACACCTTCTCCAAATGTTTGTAATGCAGGTTCAGGTAATACGCCTCCTGTAGACCCACCACAAGGAAATCGTGGTGGTAGAGGTTGTACAAGTGATCCAAATGGTAAAGCTGGTGGTGGAGGTGGTGGAGCAACTGCTGTTGGAGGAAATTTTGTAAACTGTTGTGCAGGTGGAGCAGGTGGTGCAGGAGCACCTAATGCAATTTTAGGATCAGCTACAACATACGCTGGTGGTGGTGGAGCTGGTGGTGGAAAAGGAGCTGCAAATCCAGGTCCTGGCGGAGCAGGTGGTGGCGGAGCAGGTGGGCAAAATGGACCTAGTCCTCAACCAGGAACAGCAGGAACTGCAAACACTGGTGGTGGTGGAGGCGGAGCTGGTGGTGGACCTACTTTAGCTGGAGCTAATGGTGGTTCAGGTATTGTAGTAGTTAGAGTGCCTGGTTGTTTTGTATTAGCAGGATCACCTTGTTGTGCTAGAACATTATCTACGCACCCAGGTGGCGATAAGATAGCTAAATTTACTGCATCAGGAACGTTGACAATAAACGGAGCATAAAATATAAATAAACTTTTAAGGAGAAAATAAAATGGCACATTTTGCAGAATTAGAATCAAAAACAGATCCAACAGGTTTTACATCAGACACACATTTAATTGTAAAAAGAGTAGTGGTTGTTGCTAATGATGTAGTACCTTCAGATGAGCATGTGGATGGTGAAACATGGTGTGTTAATTTTTTTGGTGGTGGCACATGGAAACAAACTTCTTATAATCATAATTTTAGAAAACAATATGCAGGCATTGGTTATAGATATGATGCATCTAAAAATAAATTTATCGTACCACAACCTTATGAATCTTGGTCTTTAGATACTAATGATGATTGGCAAGCACCAATTACATACCCATCAGTAACTGATGATGGTCAAGATCCAGTTGTTTGGAGATATTTAATTTCATGGAACGAAACAAAATACAAAGCTAACAACAATACAGGTTGGGAAGCAATTAAAACAAACGACACATCGGAAACACCTACCAAATACGATTGGAATGGCACAGCTTGGGTGTCCGAATAGGAGACACTAAATGCCAAGAACCAATGGCGGTATAATCGGTAAAAGAAACGTAACTTCTTTTGGAAAGAACACTCAAACCGTTAAAACATCTAGCACACCGAGTGCTGTTACAACACAACCAGGAACAAGAATTGTTAGCACATTAGTTGTTGCTGGAGGCGGTAGTGGAGCTGGAGCTAGAGGTGGTGGCGGTGGAGCTGGCGGTCTAAGAAATATATCATGTATATCAGTTTGTGGTAATACAGCTTTAGGAGCTGTCGTTGTTGGTGGTGGAGGATCTGGTGGAAGTGGAAATGGATCGGCTGGTAATAATTCTTCTGTTGTAATTGGATGCACCACTTATACTTCTACTGGTGGTGGATTGGGAAGATCATTAAATGGACCTGGAACAGATGGTGGACCTGGTGGTTCTGGAGGTGGAGCACAATTTAATGGTAGTGGTGGATCAGGAACAGCATGTCAAGGTAACGATGGTGGAGATGGTGATACTAATCCAGATGGATCAAACGCTGGAGGTGGTGGCGGTGGAGCAGGAAGTGCAGGAGGAGCTTCTCCTCCTCCAAGTGGAGCTGGTGGAGCTGGTGGAAATGGTTTAGATGTTAGTCCTGATTATGGAACAGGTAGTGGTGTTTGTGGAGTTTTTGCAGGTGGAGGTGGTGGTGCAGGTGAACCTCCTGCTCCAGTAGGAGCAGCAGGGCCTGGAGGTGGAGGTGCTGGTAGCCATTCAAATGGAGCAGCTGGAACAGCCAACACTGGAGGTGGTGGAGGTGCGGGTGGTAATGAGCCTACAACTGGTGGTAATGGTGGTTCAGGAGTGGTCATAGTAAAAGAATTAAACAAAGCAAGTGGTGTATGGAATTTAAGAAGTCAAAAAGCTAGATTAGAACAAGGCACATGGCCTAGATTTATTGCAAGTTATAGTTTAAATTATCTTGTAGTCGCTGGTGGTGGAGCAGGAGGAGAAGATATTGCTGGTGGTGGAGGTGCTGGAGGTTATAGAGCTTCTGGATATGGACCTTCTCCATTACGAGGAAGTGCTTTAACATTAGAAGAAGGAGATTATTCAATTACAGTAGGAGCAGGTGGAGCAGGTGGACAACCACAATGTAACACTGGAAATTCTGGAAGTAATTCAACTTTTTCAACTATAACTTCTGCTGGTGGTGGTGGAGGTAAAGTTCGACATAGCCCAGCACCTGAAGGATCTGGAGGATCTGGAGGTGGAGGAGGATATGGAGGTGGCCCAGTAACTCCTCAAGCTGGAGGTGCAGGAAATACACCTCCTACAGACCCTCCACAAGGAAATCCTGGAGGAAGTAACCCTAGTGCATCATCAGGAGCTGGTGGTGGTGGGGCTACAGCATCTGGATCTGCTGGTGGAGGTTCTCCTGGAAACGGAGGAGCAGGTGGAGCTGGAGCACCGAACACAATATTAGGACCTGATTCATCATACGCTGGTGGCGGTGGCGGTGGAGCACACGAAGGATCTGGAGGATCTGGAGGTGCTGGTGGTGGAGGTGCTGGAGGTCCAGGTGGTAATAATGGAACTGCAGGAACTGCTAATACTGGTGGTGGCGGTGGTGGATCTGCTAACAGTGCATTTACAGGAGTTAGTGGTGGTTCAGGCATTGTTGTAGTTAGAGGACCAAGTGCAGTTACATTTGCAGGATCACCTTGCTGTGCATTTACAGGATCAACTCATCCAGGTGGTGATAAGATAGCTAAGTTTACAGACTCAGGAACGTTGACAATATCTTAACAAATGTTATATTAAGTTCATAAAGATATATGAACCTTACAAACTATTATTGGTATTTTCAATCAGCTATACCTTCTCGTATATGTGATGACATTGTAAAATATGGTCATCAGTTAAGAGATCAAATGGCAGTTACTGGTGGTTATGGTGATAAAAAATTAAATCAAAAACAAATTAAAGATTTAAAAACAAAAAGAGA